CTCGGCGATTTCGGGTGCGTCGGCGTTCGCGGACGTGACCACGATCTGCACCGCGCCCTGGCCAATCACGATCTGGCCGCCGCCGCCGCCGCCCAGCGCCGCCCGCATGGGGCCAGCCCCGGCCTTGCGGCCGTTGGACGCCTCGTAGTTCGCGGCCATGATGTTCGCCGGCCCAATGGCGCGGGTCAGCTCGGGCACCAGCACGGACTCACCCGGAGACAGCAGCGCCGGGAAGTTGTCGACGCCCGGGGAGTAGCCGGGCACGGTGCCGCCGCCGGCGAACCGCTGCGGAACCACCATGCCGCCGGACGCGCCGGGGGTCTGCTGGTCCATCGGCAGGGCGTGGCCGCTGGAATCCTTCTTCATGCCCAACCAGTCCTGCACGCCGCCGAGGGGATTGTTCATGAAGTCTTTGAGCGAGGACAGGGCACCGTCGATGGCCTTGCCGATGTCCTGGAACATGCCTTCCAGCCCCTTGGCCCAGGGCGTGATGATCGAGTCAGCCCACTTCACGAAGGAGTCGAAATTCCGTTTGGCGTCGTCGATGAAGGAGGTCACGTTCGTGACCATGCCGTTCCAGATGTCAGCGAACCAGCGGCCGATCCCGTCAAACACTGGGGTGACGTTGGCACCCCACCAGTCGAGGAAGCCGTTGATCATGTCGTTCCAGCCGTTGATGGCCCCGCCGATGATTTCGCCCAGCCAGTTCCACAGCCCGCCGAACCAGATGCCGATCATGTCGAAGAAGGGGATCACGTCGGAGCCCCACCAGTTCAGCCAGCCGCCGATCAGCTCGTTCCAGTAGTTGACGGCCCCGCCGATCAGCTCACCGATCCAGTTGAACAGCCCATCGAACCAGTGACCTAGCTCAGTGAGCAGGGGCTGGATTTCGGTGCGCCAGAAGTCCCCGAGGTTCCGGAAGACGTCGATCCACATGCCGACGTAATCGGTGACGAGCTTCGCGATATTGCGGAAGGCGTCATCGAACCATTTGCCAACGGCGTCGAGCATGGGCTGAACGTTCGCGTTCCACCAGTCGCCCAGATCCTTGAAGGTCTTGATCCAGCCGTCGATGTAGTTCTGGATCAGCCCGCCGATGAAGCCGAACATCCCGTCGAACCAGCGGCCCAGATCGTCAAGCATGGGCTGGACGTTCTGGTCCCACCAGATGCCCAGTTTGGCCATGGCGAACTGCCAGGTCTTGACCGCCTCGTCGATGACCATGCTGACCCAGTTGAAGGCGTCCACGAAGGGCTTCACGATGGCCGCAACGACGGTCTGCGCGAAGGAGACGATGTTGTTCCAGGAGTCCACGAAGAAGCCCACGAAGTCGCGGACGAAATTGGACACGTTCGTGAACAGGTCCGAGAACATGCCTTCGACCCCGCCCCACCAGTCCCGGACCATGCCAGTGGTGTTGTTCACGAAATCGGTGAACATGCCCACCGTGTTGTTGAAGAAATCGGTGAACATGCCGCCGGTCTGCCCCAGCCAGGACAGGCTGTTGCTCCACGCCTCGGACACCCATTTGCAGAGGTTGGCCCAGGCTTCACCGATCCAGCGCAGGGCGGCGTCGACGCCGTCCTTGAACCAGCCCACGTTGTAGTAGGCCCAGACCAGCCCGGCGACGAGGGCCGCGACCCCGGCGACGATCCATGCGACAGGCCCCATGGCGATGACCCATGCCGCGGCGATCTTGACGGCCTGAATCATGGCCTGTGCGCCCATGACGATCCACGAGCCGACGACGACGGCGGCGCCGGCGACCTGCCCGGCGACGTAGCCGGCGAACCCTGCGGTGCCGCGCTTGGTTGCCGCGGTCTGGGCCTCGGTGAGCACGGTGGACGTGCCCATGGCCTTCTGGAATCCGACCTGCCCCATCGTGAGCAGGAAGGACGCGACCCGCCACGCGTCGGTGAAGAACGCGGCGAGCTTGAACGCGCCCCACAGCCCGACGACGGCGATCAGGATGCCCGGCAGGGCCGGTGCCATCTTGTCGATCAGCCACGCGGCCAGCAGGACGACCTGAGTCACGACGTCGGCAAGGATCGGGATGAGCGGTGCCAGGGCGGACGACACGACGTCGAGCACCGGCAGCAGGGCCGTGAACGCCTTCACCAGCGCCTCGCGCAGCTCCGGTGACTGGATCAGCAGCCCGGCGAAGATCGCGACGATGGGGTTCAGTACCGGGAGGAACCGGCCGATGATCGGCAGGGACTTCGCGAACATGCCGCCCAGGAGCAGGGCGATGGGGGCGATGTGCTGTTTCAGCCCGGAGAGGGCCTTGTGCATGGCCAGCAGGATGCCGACGATGGGCGAGTCCTCTTCGATGCCGAGGACGCTCCCCCACGCGCCCTTGTAGTCGCCTTTGGCCAGGATGGAGTACAGCCCGGAAACGGCGGTCCCGACCTTCTTCATGAAGTCGACGGACTTGTCGCCCCACGTCGAAATGGCCGGCAGGGCTTTGGCCATGAAGGAGGCCGCGATGCTGGCCATGACGGGCTTGACCATCTTGTTGAGCGCGTTCAGCCCCTTGGTCACGGCCCCGAAGACCTTGACCACGATGGGGAAGAAGCCGCCGACCAGCGCCTCGCCGGTACGGGAGAGCGCGGCCCGCATGTTCTTGAAGGCACCGCGGGTCGTGTCGCCTGACTTCTGCGCGGCGCCGCCCAGCCCCTCGCCCAGAATCTTGTAGAAGTCCTGGGCCGAGATTTGCCCGGCGGACACCATTTTCTCGACCTCGGCGGTGGTCTTGCCCATGGACTTGGCGATCATCTGGGAAGCGCCCACGCCGCGGATAGCGAAGCGGTTCAGCGCGCCGTTCGTGACCGATCCGGCCATGGTGATGTCGCCCATGATGTCGCCCATTTCGGCGAGGTCGGTTCCGGCGATGGTGGCGGCGTCGGCCACGAGCGTGAGGTAGTCGGCCATTTCCTTGCCGGGCTTGATGCCCGAGGAAGCAGCCATGGCCGCCACGGTCGCGGCCTCGTCCAGCCCGAAAGCGGTGCCGGTGACGGCGGTGTTGGCGTCAGCCATCATCTGGGACACGTCGGAGGCCGCGTTGCCCAGGCCCAGGAGCTTGGCCTTCGCGTCCTCGATCTTCATGAGACGGTTGATGCCGCCCCCGATGGCCAGGGAGCCGACAGCCCCCACGACGGCCCCCACAGCACCGACCGCCGTTTTCGCCCCGGACGAGATGTTGGAGCCGATCTTGGAGCCGGCCTTCTCAGCCGCGTTGGCCACGTCCTGCAGACCTTGGACCATGCCCCGGCTCGCGTTGGCCGAGGTCCGCATGGCCGAGTTCAGCCCGTTGGAGAGTGACCGGCTGATCCGGGATCCGGAACCGGACCCGGCGGAATCGACGGCCCCGATGTCGCGCACCACTGAGGTCCGCATCCGGGAGAACGCGGTCGACGTCGCCCCGGACACCTGCTGGTAGACGCGGCCGACCCGGGACGTGACCGTGCTGGACGTGTTCATTGAACCAGTCACCTGGGCCATGGCCCGGGTCGTCGCGTCGGACTGCCGGCGCACGGCACGCTCGGCGTCCCGGGTCGCGTTGAGAAGGTTCTGCCGTGTACGCGCCAGAGGGGCCGACAACTCGTCGCGCAGCTCGGCGGTCAGGACGATCCGTTCGTCTGTTGTAGCCACCGGCCCCTCGCTTTCATTCTTGTTTCTGTGCCGCCTTCTTGGCGGCGATGATTAGGTCGCTGGCCGCCTCGCGGACGGCTCTGTGGACCTTGTTCGTCTCGGTTAGTACGACCACCGGGTCGATCCGCAGCGTGTAGGCGATGGACACCGCGTACTCGAATTGGTCCGACTCAGTGAGGTAGTCGACTAACTTTCGGTAGGGTCCAGCGGCTCCAGGTCTTCGCCGTATCCGGCCTCGCGGAACAGCGAACCGCCCATGGACAGCAGCGCGCCGTCGCCCACGAATTTCAGGAGGGCCTGGACGGCGACGGGCTCGCCCATCATGTCCCTGAACTCCGACGAGCCGAGGGTGAGGTTGTCGCCGTCGGCGTCAAGGACTTCCACGCCGTCTTTGAGGATCGCGACGTTGCGCTCGACCAGCGGCATGCCGTTCTGGATGATCGGGTCGGAGTCCTCGACGCGCTTCTTCTTGCCCTGAGCCTGACGCTGGTAACGCTTCACGTCCTCGATTTCGAGCAGGGTGGAGAAGCGGAGGGACCAGCCCGGACGGCGGTCCACGGCGTAGGTGACGAAGGTTTCGATGGACTTCTGCGCCTCTTCGGCCAGCTCGTCCAGCAGGGAGAGCTTCGGGGCCTGGGCGGGAGCGGCGGGCGTGCGGAGGATGGCCGGCACGGCTTCGCTGGCGGGGAGGGTTCCGAAGGTTTCGGTGGTCATGATCGGTAGTCCGTTCAACTGATCGGCTTCCGCCCTGTGCGGAAGCTCCCCCGTAGAGTCACCCGGCAGCGGATATGGGTGTGGGACGGGGCATGTGTCAGGCAGCGTTAGTCAGGCCAGCACGAGCATGTCCCCGTCCCACGATTGACCCTGCCCAGCGGGAACGGACCGCCGGGCAGGGAGCTTGTTAGTCCGCCGGGCCGGTGGTGGCGAACCCGAGGGTGAACTCAGAAGCGTCGGAGGCGTTCGCGTCGGAGTCCGGGTAGGTGAGCGCGTTCAGTACGCACTTCGGGTAGACGATGGGCTTGCCGACCTTCGTCATGTTCGCGTCCGTGGCCTGCTTGGTCACGGTGAACTTGCCGGTACCCACCTGCTTGATCAGCTTGGCGATGATCGGCAGGT